TGGTGCCACTACGTCTGCGGCGTCATATTCACAATACTGTGGCATACTGCCTCTCTGGGAAGTTGAAATCGTTGCTTTACTTCCTAAGAACAGTAACGCATTAGGTAAAGCAAAACCAAAAAGTCCTACACTTGCCTCTTTCGTTGTTGCATCTTCACCTGTTTCCTTTGAGGTCCAGTTTGGCCGGACAAATTCGCACTGGTGTTTTTCGCTTATTCCTTTTCCGATGTCTGCTATTTGCAAACTAATTGGTATGTCTTTTTCATCAAGTTCCACTGATACCTCAACTACAGTTGAAGATGCATCAAATGAGTTATCTCCTAAGTCTGTTATGGCGCTGAATGAATCTTTGTAGCCTGATGTTGAACTTTGTACTATTGATATCGGATTTCCGATGTTGTATGTATATGTTGCCATTTATCCTCCTTGTGTTGTTTGGTTGGCATTTCGATTTCAAACTAGGCTCTTTGTGTGTCCTAAAATTTAAAATATAATGTTAATATACAATGAAATCTTTATTTTGTAAACCCCTAATTAGAAGATTTTTTGGATTTTGTTAAATGATTTTACCAAGATATTGTTGATAGAGTTGTTCCGTGGCCATGTTTTTACCCTTGGCCTCTACCTGTATGTCGAAGTTTTCTGAGAATGACAGTGCCCAGTCATTTACCTTACGATTTGGTAATAGGTCCGAGTGTGCCCTCAGTTTCTGTTTCTTGCAACCACGTTCCAACAACATCTTGATGTCATGCATCTCCGTGTGTGTTTTATCTCCTAGTCCTGCAACTGCCAGATGTTCGTCTCTTGAATAGGAATAATGCATCGTTGGACGTTGTCCACGCCACGAATCTATCACACGTTTTACCCTGTCGTCTGTTGCCTCGATGTATTCTTCATCTCTTATCCAGTGGTGGTGGATGTCCATCACGAGAGCGAGATCCTTCTCCAGTTCGAGGCTGGCATCCAATCCCCAACCCATCTCGTCATTCTCGATCGTTATCAGGTTCCTTGCTTCTTGCGACAATCTTGGTAGTGCTCTTCTGATGCCATCTGGTCCTTGTCGGCCAGAGATGTGTACGTTGATCTTGCAACCGTCTTGGAAACTTTTGCCAAACCCCATCCATCTTGCCATGTCCGCATGGTATTCAAATTCTTCTATGCTACGTTCAACTATGTCAGGGGTCTCACTTGCAAGTACACAGAACTGTCCTGGATGGAAACTGACCTTTACGTCCAGCGTCCTCGCCATCTCACCTACAGGTGCGAATAAATTTTCTAAATGACTTTGTATGTGAGGTTGTTGCCACCACGACTTCCAATCTTTCTCTGTGTAACCTTGAAGCATCTCGCTACCAAGCCTTACCATCCTACGTTCAGGTGGTAGGCTACCAACACGTTGTATCAATCTACGTGCGGCTGTAGTGTTGTGAGTCATGATGTCCCACTGTCTTTGTACTGCTTCGCCCTTGTGTTCACGAAGCCAACGCATTGTTGTTGATCTGCCGTTGAGTTCTCTGTCCTTGGCGTTCACTTTCATGCCGCCAAACTCTGACTCGTTGTTGAGCCATTTGCAACAGAAACCAAAACGTTGTACCATGTATGTATTATAACAGATATTTGTAATATGTCTAGTCCAGTAGTGTTTCCATCATGGCCCAGTGTCCTATGATGTCACTACAGTGCAGTTTAAAACCGTACTCTCGGTCAATGTCCCTCAATATCTTGTTGGCTTTTGCCATGCTCAAGCCTGCGTTGGCAGGTAATTGTAATGCGTTTATTGTTTTCCGCTTCAATCCTTTTGCCGCCTGTACCCTGTGCCAACCGTCTGTGAGTAGATAGTATCCAGAATCTTTTATTGGTGTAACAAGTATAGGATCCCACACACCTTCTTTCTTAAGTTTTGCTATCCAACCTCTTTTCTCCTTGTTCAAAGGACGTTCGACACCCAGTCCCATCTCGGCCATTGTGACCAGTTTGTCTATTTCTACTTTTACTTTTTTAATTTCAATCTGTTTCATATTCTATGTTGTTTATGTCCTGTATGATTCTCCATTCGTATCCGTGTGGCAAAGGTTTTCTCTGTGGGTAATCGTTCACATCCGATATCTCTCTGTATCTGTTTGCACATGGTGGACCACAGAACGGTCGGATTATACGTTTGTCATACTTGGTGTCGTGTAGGCTGTCATACCAGTAAATTGCATTGAAGAACTTTTTATTGCAAACGTAACAGTTGTGAAGTTTAGTCATTGCCTGGCAGTGAAGTCATTTGCTTCATGCCACCCGTGTTAAAGTAGCCAGCCTTGTGCCTGTTGAATTCTGGCTCATGCTCTGACACGAGCAGTATGTCGTTCTCGTCGATCATCCTTACCTCAAGTTCGGTGCCGTCCTTCTTGACCTTGAGTGCTCTAGACCAACGACCGTGTGCCACCATGACCCATTCGCCGACCTTGACGTCTTCCTGTCGGTCACCGATTGCGTACACCTTGGCCCATCTTGGATGTATTCCGCCTTGTGTTCCGTCGTCGTCTGTGAGTATTATTCCGCCCTTGGTCTTGGTCTCACCAAAGTGCATGTCCGATACCAGAACCCTCTTCTTGAGTGGGGTGATGTCATAGTCAACGGTGTATTGCTTTCCACCGTGTGATCCAAATCCCTTTGATTGTAATTCTTTAATGCTCATGTGTGTGTATTATATTACTGTTGTCAGATGCTGTCAACACTTTTTTGAACATGGGTGAGAGCAGTTCGGCCAATTTGGCATGGCCCGCGGGTCCAGGATGCCCGTGGTCCTTTGAGAGCAGATGGGGGTTCGCCTGGAGGTATTGATCGTATCCAGGACCATTGAAGTCATAGAATCTCTCTTTGTCTATCTGCGATTTGATTTCTAGCACCGCTTGATTGTTGCTGTTGTGTTCACTGCCACATCCGTTGTACATCACATATGGTATTTCCATCAGACACAGCATCTGTTGGGCTTGGAGCATGAGATTGTACTGCCTGTGTTCTATGTGATCGTCATATGACAGGGGCCTGTTTCCACGCTCATTGAACGGTACCATCATGGGCTCAATGCGTTTGAACTTTGACAGGAACGAATCATTCTGTGGCACTTCCCTGTACTGTATGAACTCTCCACGTTCTGTGTTCACGTTCCAGCTCATGTACTCCCTCCGGAATGCGTGTGTCCAGCCTATCAGGACCGCCATGTCATCTGATCCGTTATGGTTCAGATATGAGCGCAGGGTTCTCAGTATGGCCTCGTTGGAGTTTCCATTCCTGGCCAGGTCGACGTAATCGAGTCCGTGTTGTTTGGCGAGATGCCATCCGGCACTCTCGAAGCCATTGTCTTTGGGTTCCGCCAGACCGTTTAGTCTTATTGGCTTGTAGTCCTTGATGAGATTTCCATTGTAACCATGTGCGAAACTACAACCGCAGTTGATTAGTTTCATGGGGTCTATTCTAAACCGTCGAGTGCCGCGTCTATGCCTTTTTTGTCAGTGGTTTCTGTTTTAGGTTTGAACGTTGATACCGGTTTGGATTCAACAGGTTTCGTGGCCACTGGCTTAGATTCAACAGGTTTAGATTCAACTGGTTTTGCCACAGTTGTCTTCTGAGGTGCTGGTCTACTGGCAACGGGTGTCATCTTCTGTACTGCCTGTTTCACTGGTTCTGTTTTAGGTGCTGGCATCGGTTTGCCTTTGGTCGGGGTGTCGTCCACCCTGCCCTTGGGTTGTTCATAATATTTGTTGATGATTGTCTGCTTTGGAGTTACCACTGCTCCTCCTGGTCCCAACACATCACCACGAGCGTTCACATCCATGTTACCAACCGCCCTGACTGATTCATTGGCCGCTCTAAGTTTTTCTATGTCCACCATACGTCCCTGCATGGTCCTATACATTCTTTTTCTGGGTGCTCTTGCTACCATATCGTTAAACTCCTATATTATTACTTATCATCTCAAGAATTCGGTGATGTCCAAATTGTACAGCATGGGATTTATCTTGTGTACTCCGATCAGGAACAGGCAGAAACTGGCCACGCTGGATCCCCTACCCACACCCCATACCATGTTGTTCGCCCTCAGGGTATCAACAAAATACATCAGGAACTGCAACACACGTATGAATTTTTTCTTTTCAAACAGATCATACTCCATCTGCACTCTCAACTTCTCTTCATCGTTCTGACATTTGTCCAACAACCATTGTAACACATTTATTTGGTAGTATTTTTCTGGCATGTGCCAATTGTCACAGTTGTCCTTGTCGAAGATCTCTGGTTTATCCCTGGCGGGCACCTTGTTGATTGCTGGTAAATCTATGCCCAACTGTCGAAGGCTCTGTGAATACTTGTCTGTGTCGTTGAGATAAAGTTTAGAAATATCGAAGTCTGGATCTGTGTACAGCAATTCGATGACATCCTCTTCTGAGAATATCACATCACCGTGATCATTTATCTTTGTCTTTTCCGCCATCTAATACCTTTGGTTGGAACTCAAATATTTTAGCATGGTACTCGTGCTTCTTGTCAACAGGAATCTCTTGATTGTTCCAACTGAAGTGTCCTGTGTAGATGCCTTTGTCAAGTTCTTGATCATATGTTGCCGTGTCGGGCCTCAACCACCATGGATCAAATTTTTTGTATTTCTCCGAGAACCAGTCGGGCCTGTCTAAAAGTATAAGCTCTTTGCTGTCTTTGTCAACCGTGTAGGTAATACCATCCCCTTGCCATGAGGAGAGTTCTATGTGATTGATTGTGATGTGACCATCTAGTATGCTGTTTGCCTTGCAGAAACACACGGCGGCCATTATCTGGTCATAGGGCGGTTTTGGTAATTCAATGAAACGATTGGTGCTGTTCTTTTTGAGGACATTGTAAAGTTTTTCATCACGCCACGTGGTGATTGTGTTTGCGAAAACCTGTTCAAAAAGATTCTTTAACCTGTCGAAGTAGTCTGTCTGTTCCTTGAGGCTGGCCGTGTGTGGGGTCAATGATATCTTGACCGTGTACTCATTGGAGAACAACTCGCTGTCGACTATGATGATTGATTTGAACTTGGTCTTCCAGGTGAATGTGTTTGACATCGCACCTATTTACTAATCGATGTTTATGAGGTCACCGATATCTGGTTCGTTACGAAGTTTTTTGTTATTCTTGTGCCATTCCTCGATTCTTCTTTGCCCGATGGCATCTCTGTAGGTGTTGAGTGCCAACTGTAGATTGGCCAACATTTCTGGATTACGTCCTCGCCTCGCTATGGCAACTTTCCTAGTGAGTTCTTTGATACGTTTAGATATGTCTTCCTCACTCATGTTGGCTATTTCTTCTTGTAATGGATGGAAGTACATTAGACTCCTTTATTGGTTAGACGTACTGCTTACCAAGTTGATGCATCAGCACCGTGGTGCCGCCATCTGGTGACATGAATTCATAGAGCACTCTTCCGAGACCCGGTGATATCTGATCAGAGGTACCATCACTGCCGTACACGTTGTCGGCCTTGATTGTTGCACTTGGAAACGTCAGGGTTGACGCAGTCGGTGATACCGTGATGTCCAGTATCATTCTACCCAGTGTGCCCGATGTAGGGAAATTTTGGAAACTGAATGTGGTGTCTGCTGTGACCGTCAGTGTTTGGTAATGACCATTTTCGTGATCCAGTGTCACGTTACCTGAGCCCACTGTTCCGTGTGGATACACTGTCTCTGCCGTGTCCTTGAAGGTTGCCTTTGAAACCACATAGTCTGAGAAATTTGTGTTGGCGTTTGTGCTGGCTTTGTTTGTCTGCAGGTCCTCTATTTCGGTTTTTGCTTCTGTGAAATTGTTCTTGATAGATGAGAAGTTGTCTCTGAAGCCCTGTGAACTGTTGTCCTGTCCTGCATTAGGATAGGTTGCATCTATGTTTCCTGGTACTATGTTGCTTGCCATTTACTAAATTCCTTTGTCTCTAAATTTAAGATATTTATCGTTGCTCCTTGTCACCTCAATTATTGTGCCGTTGCTGGGTGCTTCTCTTAGGAAATTCAGGGTTGTTTTTTTGCTACTTGTGTCGTGTGTCAACTCTATGCTCTTCTCATGGTCAACACTTCTCAGGATGTCATCGGCAGTCAAGGCAGTTGGGTAATAGGAGTTGTCGGCGGTGATATCTCTTACCAAGATGGAAAGTCTTTCACTTCCTTGTTTTACCAAAATGTCCTGCTCATGCACCAATTCCCCGAGATCGAATGAAGTGGTTGACCCATCCCCGGTGAAGGTTGCTGTGGTTATTTTGCTTTTGTTCACTAGATATCTGTCTACGATGAACTTTATCTTTTTGAAGTCGAGATTCTTGTCTTGTATTCTTTTCTTCAGCAAAGCACTTGTCCCGGGTTTGCAGTAGCATATAGGCACAGCCAAGACAAATCCCAGTGGTGCAAGATCTCCAGCCTGTGTGGTCTTCATCCACAATGGTAGGTGATCCCATTCCTTGTGTCCAAGGCTTTTCATCCTGGTCCTCATGTTGGCAACAGCATTGGGATAAAGTGTTTCCATGAAACCCAGATCAGCACTCAATTGGTTTGCGTATCTTACTTTTGATCCAGATGTGCTGAACGAGAGCCCGCCGTCGGTTGTCACTTCATAGTCCACGTAATCTGCTGTGGCGTTCATGCTTGACGCCCTAGGTCCAAGCATCGGTTTGACCACTGCTTCACGCAGTGTTACTGCTCTCGCTATTGCATTTCCATCGTTGTTTACAAGATTGTCTTTGATTTCCAAATAAACAACTTCATATTTTGTTGTTGTACCTTCTTTCGCTATCGCTGTCTTTATGTTCCCAAAATAAAGTGTCTTCGGTGAATGGTTCTGTTCCATCTGTTGCTGGAATGCAGTAAGGGTCTGTGCCTCGAGGCCTGCCATCATCAGCATTTGGGGTTTGACCTTCATTCCAAAATTTGCATCCTCGGGCCTGTATATGTACTCTGGTGAATTGATGTTGGGATCCTGTGCTATGTTGTAAAACACGTTCTGATCCACAAACGATGTGGCATGTCCGGTCATGTTTCCGTATTCGACTGTGGTAAAAGGTATATCTATGTTCAAGGTGAATTCCTTGGAAGTGGCCGCGGACTGGTATTGATCACTTACCGTGACTGTGAAAGTGAATGATCTCGTGGAATCTGTGAAGTCGCTGGGGTCTATGGTGCCTATCAAGTTTCCGCTGGCAGAAAGTGTGATGCCTGTTGGCAATGAACCAGACGTCACTGTGTAATTCAACACCCGCGTAGGATGTTCCGCAACTGCTTCTATAGACAGGGTGCTTGGAATGTCTGCCTTCAGGGTACCGATAGTGGCCGGTGTGGTGAAGGCTATACCTATATCTATCTCACCTATAACTTTCATCGTGAACGCTTGGTCAGTGAACACATTGACGCCTGTTGACACAACTCTGTTTGCCCTCACCGTGAAGTTGTATGTCTGCTCTATGGCCGACTGCCTAGACAGTGTTCCGTATATTTCACCGGAATTGACATCTATCTGTAGTCCGGTCGGTAGTGATCCCGCTTGTATGGTGTATTCGAGGTCTGCCTGTAGAGGATCGAAGTCTTCCACGTCTATCTTGATCACCACGTTGTTGTCATGTCTGAAGGTACCGAGGTCACTTGCTGTCTTGAACACCGGCCTTCGATTCGCACTGTAATCTATTGTCAGAGGGAAACCAGATATCTGGTCCATGTCGATGGTGATATCTGTGTTGTCGATCCTCCAGTAGTCAGCGGAGAACACAAATATGGAATTGTTCTGTTCAACGAAACTTGTACCATCGGAAACCCTGACGATGAAATCATAATTCTTGCTTACACTTTTAGTGGAGACGGTCCTGTCATATACCACGTCATCGTAGTCATCGTTTTCTCCATCGAACCCACCACGTGGCACCGCCTTCTCTGCCTCTGTGAGTTGCACAATTCCTGATAGCAATCCGCTTTTGGTCATCGTTACACCAGGTGGCAGTGATCCCTGCACTATCTCATAAATCAGGGTTTGCCCGGCCTCTGTGTCTGTGTCCGTGGCCTGCATCTGTATTGACACAGATGACCCATCGAGTATCCAAAATAGTCCTACTCTGGTCGAGTCATCCATTTCTAGCACCCCAGATGGAGTGGTAAAGGTCGGAGAGTCTGCTCCCTGCACGTCTAGACTGAAAGTCCTGTCTGTGATCTGGGTACCGGCCGTGGCTCGCACGACGAAGGTGTAAAGAGTTCTTTTGGCAACCTCAGCCGGAGTACCCGTAAGTAAGCCTGTGGATGTCACTTGCATACCAGATGGCAGACTTCCTGCAATCACGGAGTAAGTTATGGCCGTTGAATCGCTGGTATTCGCCTCCAATTGGAGAGAATACGCTACTTGTTCATCAATCGTTGCAATTTTACCTGCTGTGGTGGTCCACACTGGTGTTGCCATTTCTTTACTCCTTACACAGGTATTTATTGCTAATTACCGTCTATTATTCTGCGTACGGATCCAGTGTTCGAGGTGCTGTCTAAGGTCTTCCTTTTCGATCTTGTCGGTGGCACGTCGTATGGCCTCCTCCAAGCGTTTTATCTCGGAATGGTCAGATTTATGCCTATTACGGTCGTTGTGTCTTTTCCTCATTTCCCCTTGGGGTATGTGTTACAGTTATTATGCTTCGTCGTAGAACGGAATAACCCTCATGGTTCCAGCAATTTTGATCTTGATGTACCCTGTTGGTGTGCCTGGCAAAGCACTGGCACCACCCGCTGATCCCACTGTGGCCTGCGTGGCTGTGTTCAAGTCAATTACACCAGTACCCTGAGTGCTGATGCTGATGTCACCATCAGATGTGTCATTCTGTAAAGTGTCTGCCCTTACAGTGGTCGCCTCTAACAGAGTTATGTCTGCCGCCCCTGAAATGATCTTCTTGTTGAACGTGATGTTCTGACCAGTGGGCGCGTCTATAGTCAAACCACCTGACGTGGCAGAGATTGTGTTTCCATCCAATCTCAAGTTATCGACATTTAGTTGTCCTGTTGTGGTCTGCGTTCCTGTTGCCGTGATCGGACCTGTCAACACTATGGCACCTGTTCCTGCCGGATCTATTGTGATGTCACCGTTGGAGTTTGAAACTATCGTGTCTGCGTTTATTGAACCTTGTACAGTGAGTGTGCCTGCCACAGTGCTGTTGGCACTGATAGTGTGGCTTCCAGTTGTCGTGATGTCGGCAGTTGTAAGTGTGCTTGACACAGATGCTGTCCCTGTCACGGCGGTGTTCGCTTGTAATTGGATCGTTCCTGTACCACCCGGGTTCAACGTCAAATTTCCATTTGAGGCAGTTGAAATATCCGTGTCATTGAAAATTAAATTGTCAACAGTGACGTTGCCCGTCATTGTTGCTCCATTGATAGTCGGTGAGGTGAGTATCTTGTTGGTCAAAGTCTGTGAACCAGTCAGTGTTGCCACAGTTCCATCTATCGCTATGGTCACTGTGTTGTTTGTGCCTGCCGTGGTTATACCAGTTCCACCAGAGAATTGTAAACTTTCTGAATCTAAATCTATAGACAGAGTGGTCGAGTCATCACAGGCAAAGTCTAGATCCTGTGCGGTCACTTGTGAATCAACGTAGGCCTTGATAGACTGCTGTGTTGCTAGGGCAGTTGCTGAATCAGATCCCATTGCATCCTCGTCAAGGATACCGGTTACTGTGGCACCCAACGCCAATGTCAAACTTGTTGCAAGTGTTGCCGCGCCTGCCACGTTTATTGTTCCTGTGGTCTGTATGTTTTCCGCTATTGTGATCTGTGTTGAGTCGTCTGAACTCATTGTGGTGCCAACAAATTTCATTGCACCGAGTTTGATGCTTCCTGTTCCGTTTGGAGTCAAAGTGATGTCACCGTTCGTAACACCGGTAGTGATTGCAAAGTTGTTTGTGTTTAGGTTAGCATCTAACGTGTTGATGTCATTGTCGCCACCGTATAATTCTATGAAGTTGTCATTGATCTTGTCAAATGCTGTTCTTAACGGATCACCTGTGCCATCGTTTGCACTTGAACCAATGTTGATATTTTGTCTAGCCATGCTTTATGTTCCTTGTTTGTGTGAATATTTATCGTAGATTCTATAAACCTGATGTTATTTTATACGTCTATGGCAACTCTAATGAACTTGTACGTAACCGAATCACTGGATATAGGAACCATCAGCACTCTAACATTACCGCCACTGATGTCTGCACTGTAAGTGACCAAACTGGAACCTGTTGAACTGACTCCCGTAGAGCTGACGTATGCGTTTGTGCCGTCGTGTGTGACGAAAACCTCGTCCATGCCAAATCTGGTATTCGTGGAGTCCGATATGCTCACGTTGTACTTGGCGCTTCTGTAAGTCCCCGCCGCAAAAGTGTCCAAAGGTTGTGATCCAGAAGAACCACTATGGGTCACTGTACCATCTGATTGATCGCCGTGTGTCAGCACGGTGATGCCTTCGATGTTTGTGGCCTGCAGGGTACCGGAGATGTTGACGTTGTCGTTTATCTGTATCGCGGAACTGTCATCACTGCTCAATTGGTTGACTGCTATCACGGGTGCATCCAAGGTGCCCGAAATACGCACACCGTCTGCTATGAGAATTTGGCTGGAGTCACTGGATTCGATGGTGTTTACGTTCAGTGTGCCGTTGACATTGATGTCCTGTGTGGAGGTGTCTCCACCATTGATGGTCAGTCCACCGCCGATGTTTACTGAGGATCCTATCTGTATGGCCGAAGAATCGTCTGACGCGATGTCGTTCACCAGCAGGGTCTCTGCTATCTTGATCGAACCAACTCCGTCAGCACTCAATGTTGAACCGTCAATTCTGATTACACCCAAGACTAGATTTCCTGTGCCGCTCGCGGTGACAAATAGATCCTCGTTGGATCTTGTGCCTTCTATGTGGTTGTCTCTGATCTGTATGCCCTCCAGTTCTATGACACCAGTGCCTGATGCTGAAAGTTTTAGGTTGGCGTTGGATTGGTTTGCGATTATCTCATTTCCACTTATTGTTATCTGTGAGCTCACCGGTGATGCCGCGTACAACTCCGTGAACATGGAGTTGATTGAGATCATGGCTGATCTCAGCGTATCGCCTGTGCCGTCGTTTGCGTTAGATCCTACGTTTAATACTGTCTGTGCCATTACTGTATTTACGAGGCTATCAACCCGTAGTTCCTCAAAACTGTTAGAATGTTGTCGATTGCCACGTCGTTTTTGGTGCTACCATCACTAGTGTAACTTATCGCTGATTGCTGTGCTACCGGTGTCCCTCCAAAGAACCCCAACTTGTTTGAAGAGTCGGCTATAATTATACCACCAGTGCTGTTTGCCGCTAGTACCAAGTTATCATTTGATCGGTTGGTCGTGATTTTATTATCAGCCAACGTAATAGCATCTAAAATTATGTTACCTGTTCCGTTTGGCGTTATGGTTATGTCTGCATTAGTTCCAATAGACGTTATGGCAGAACTGTCGATCTTGAGTTGATCGATTTCAATTGTACCCGTACCATTCGGTTGTATTTTTACGTCACCGTTGGTAACGGTGTTGGTGAATAGTCCTCCTAATCCAGCACCTGCCAAATCGGTGTAAACTTCAAGAAAATTTGCATTCACTTTGGTCATAGCGGTACGTAGTGTATCGCCTGTGGCTGGGTTTCCTGCTGTTCCTGTGTCTATTGTTAATCTTGCCATAATATGATAATCGTATTTATTAAATACTAATATGTTCATAGAAACCCTTAAAACTATCAAGTTGTACAAGAGGGAGAGCAAACACGGGGTCATGCACAACTATCGTAGGCGTAACATGATATACGTGTTCAAGTGTGATGCCTGTTCGGACACATTCCAGAGGCCCAAATCAAAGGTGGATGCCGCCCGTGCGTCGAATGACTACAAGCACGTGTGCAACCGTTGTGATTCAAAGAAATTTGCCCAATCCGTAGGGGTCAAAATGAGAAAAGTTTACCAACTGGACGCCAGCAGTACCAAGACCCTATAACTGTTTCCACAGGATGTCGTCACGTGAACCTGTTATCCATCGCTGTAGATCAGCGTAGATGCCACACTTGATGTTTGGCCGGTCAAAGTACCATCTCAGGAATGGATTTCCTGTCAAATATTCTTTCCTGTTTATAAAGTAGAAATTTGTTTTAGGGAATCTGCGGAACGTCTGCCTCAGTTGATACATCCACTCGTATTTCAGATATGCTTTCATGCTGGCTCGATCTGGATAGTTAGGTGAATTCTTGTAGATGTTGTTCTGTATCCTACTAGGTGTTTCCATCTCCCATTGTTGGGCACCCATGATGTCGAATGCCATTATCACTATGTTCTTGATCCCCGACTCGGCGGCCAGTAGTACTGCGGAGCATCCGGATCCACGTGCCTTGGAGAAGTCATTGGTCTTTATCTTGCCACCTTTTTTGATGTCTCCACCACGCCATATCCTATAGATTTTAAGTCCTTGAGGAATATCATTTTCACCATCGCCATCACATATGTAGTCCCAGGTGCTGATGTCATCGATGCCGTGTATCATGGGAGACTCCTTGCCATGGTTGTGCCACTGTTTGAGTTCCTCATACATGGGGGGATTGACCGCAACTATGTGATCACACAACTTTGGATGATCTCTGTAGATCGCATTACAACCATATATGATTCCGTGACCTTTTAATTTCTCTATTGGAAAAATATTTCTCGATTCACCGTTGCCTATTATGAAAGCGGAATCCAT